AGTCCGTAGCTCCATCCCGAATGAAGGCGCTGGGACTCGAACCCAGGACCTACGGATTAAAAGTCCGCGTCACGCTCGCACGGCTCAGTGACGGACGTAGCGATCGTCCGATCTGTATCGGAAACTAGTAGCTGCGGCTCGGCTGCGAATCAGAGACTCGGAGCTGCCGGCGGGATCTCTTGCTTGGCCGAAATGCAATTCGTCACGATCTCGCGAATCTGAGACTTCACCGACTCCGGTTCGGCCCAGTTGATCGCTTTGAGGAGGGCTCCCTTCCACCCTTTCGCGTGCCGGACGTTGGCGGCAATGCGTGTCGTAAACTCCTCAATCGCATGCTGGACGTCCTCTGGAGACGTGTGATTGAGCTGCCGCCTGAGGGCCTTGCACGAGCAGCTCGGGTCGAACTCGATCGCGTATTCCGCGAATGCGAGATCAACACAGTCTCCGATTCCCGAGAACGCCTGGTGAACAACATTGCTGTTTCTCTGCGCCACGTACTCGTGCGAGCGTCCCGGCGGTGGCATCCTTCCAGCAGCTCGCAGTTCTGCGACCTTGGCCTCTGTCTCTGCGTGAGTCCTCAGCGTCGGTGGCTTTCTCATCCGTGCAGCACCCAATCGAGGTCGGTCTCGTGTGAGTCGTTACAGACCATGTCCATGTAGATTGTGCCGGAAGCATTGTTGAGCAGTCCACCACTGCATGTCAGTCCGACAATGAAAACCGCTTGTACGTCCTCGCAGCCGGAGCCATCCACGGTGCGAATGATTAGGACGGCAGTGTTTGTCATTGGTCCATAATCATAGCTCGGACCGCCAGCCTGGGCGTAGGCGCACTTCAGCTCCGCCTCAATTGTGATGAGGCACCCCTCAACCAGGCATGTTGGTGGATCTGCGATTTCGTATTTTGAGCCAGTCCACCGCATCGCAAACGTACCGCTGATGCAGCAGTCCGCAGAGTTCGTGTCGAACGTGATGTAGATCACCGGCACATGAGCGGGGGTCATTCCATCGCAGTCCTCAGTTCCGCTAATACACGGAGCGAAGCAATCGAGTGGATCACCACAGACTCCATAGTTACAGGACTGCGGATAGACGGTGATGTCTGGCCAGTCCTCATAGATCCCAGAAAGTGTCAGCGGCAACGCAGGATCGCCATACCACCAGTCAGTCGGGAAGTCGCCCCTCGCGACCGGCTCCATGAAAGCAGGGTAGCCAAGGATACGAATCAACCACCCAGCCTCAAAAAAAATCCTCGTCGCCGAACCGTAACCAGCGCATGACCAAATCAGGTAGGGAGTGATTTTCAGCCCGCTGGTTTCTGTGTCAGATGCCGCAGCATCGAGCAGCTCGTCATCAATCACCTTGGGAAATCCAGGGTAGTCCGGCACCTGGTTCGGCGAGTTGTGCTCCAGGATGAGCTGATAGGCTGGCTGGCTGAATGGCGCGTCGTCGAGGAAGTTGCGACATTGTATCCCGAGATCCCAGACAATCGCTGGAAATGGAGATCCAGTCACAGGACCTGAAGACCCCCCTTCGTAGGAACCCTCTCCACCAAACACCAGCAGTCCTGCCGACCCTGATCGATTAGTGTTGCAATAACACAAAGGGTTGATCGGATCTCGGTAGTCGAGTCCATCGTCAGCGCCCGCCATGAGCATCTCAACACCATCGTATCGAGCGGTGACGACCGATTCGCCGATAGGCGTGTCCCACTCAATGCAGCAGACACGCTTGAGGATTAGGTCGCATTCCGGCGGCTCTGGTGGCCCGTAGCATCTCGGCAGGCATGGCTCTTTCATGGCGACCCGCACCCGCAAATGTCGACGCGAAACTCAGGTGGAGGCCTCAGATCACCACGAGTCATAGACGCTGTGTGGTCGGTGATACTTGCACCTGCAGGCAACACGACGAACGCGTTCGAGGAATACAGCGGGCCTGCCATCTCAACTGTACACTCCACTTCGTGCTCTACGAATTTTGAGTGAGCGTCGATTGCAGCTTTGATGTCGGCTGCCACATCATCTTTCTCGATGTCGATCACCTCGCTAACTCCGTCGTATAGCACTGTGATCGTCAGCACTGCGGTCGCGGGCCTATACAGCAAACGCAGGTCATAAGAGATCCGGCAGCCAGCTGCACCCGACTCGTCGATTCGACAGATGCCGTATCGCTCGGTCTCGCCGCTCTCCGACCAGATTAGAGGTACCCCCTCGTCTCCAGCCTGCAGCTTCTCGACGTCGTCCTCGATCGATACGACGCTCGATCCAGTGCCAGTCACTCGACAGGGGACGACTCCGCCGATCGCGCCCCAGAAGACTCCATCGATTTCCACTCGATTGAGAGCGATTGCGAACCGAGAGTTTCCGTCGGCCTGTGGGGCCTTCGCCTTAAGCGTGAGCTGGTGCGTGAAAAGATGCTCGTTGCTCGACGGCAGGACGAGCGGTCCCTCGCTGTAGGAGACGACGCCGAGCCGGGGAATCGCCGCTCCGGTGTCGTTATACATGCGGATTGGAGTGAACGGCTGCCAGAGCTGGCTATCGCCCAACGTCGGTCGCCCGAGGGCCTGCTGCACCTGTAGGGCGGCTTCGGTGACCATATTGATCCAGGACGCCGAAGGCTCCCACTCGTCACCCTGAGCCCATTTCTTCATCGGATCGGTCATGCCTGGCCCTCCGGAGTCGATGGTGACCAGGCGAGCTGCGGCAACGGATCCTGCGGCAGTGCGGTCGCGAGAGTCCACTCGGGAGTCAGAGGCGAGAAGTCAGACGCCTCTCCGTTTGTCGCCCGGGGATCCGTCAGCTCGGCCACGTCGGCGAGGGTCACCAGATAGTCGATCCCGCCGCCATCCTTCCGGACCGCCTGGCAGCCGATACACGCGAGCTGGCCAGCCTCACGGCCGAACGCCGGAGCCTGGTTGATACGGCGATAACACCGACAGACGCGTCGGCCCCGGGAAACGATCTCGGATGGTCCGCAGGAGACTGTGATCTGAAACGACATCGCCACTACTCCAGAACTGAGAAGCTCGCCTCTTCGTACACGTCGGCCAGGCAGAGGTACTGGATCTCCTGCGTCACGATCTTCTCGGTCCCCTGCACCTTGAGGTAATGCCGCGGCCAGAGGTACTGCCAACCGAGCTTGTCAAAGTCGTCAAAACCGGAGACGGAGATCGTCTTGTTCTCCCGGACCCGATAGCTGAACTGCAGCTCGATGTCGTCGCGTCCTCGGCCGGCACCGGAGATCCCCGCGCACAGCACCTCGCCGGGGTCGAACGAGCGGAACGGAGTCGACGAGACCTTGCCGATCATGCGGAGGAACGTGTTGCGAGTGGTCTCGGTCCAGTACGACCAGCGAAGGTATCGCTTCTCGCTGAATGAGATTTCGGGCACGAGCAGATCAACACCGGCCGGCGGCTTGCCGTCGCCCTGGTCGCCAATCAGCTGGATCGAGGGAGTCGTTCCCGGATCAGAGGTCCGCTTGTAGACGCTCTGCGATCCGATCGGCTTGACGATCTTCTCGGAGCTGAGCGCGAACGAGAACGCAAACTCAGGGACGGCGGCCGCATAGCTCGTCGACGCGGGAGTCGGCTCCTTCGGCCGGAACGTCTCCCAGCTGCAGGTGATGTCCCAGATCCCGTCAAAACCCTCCAGCTCCTGCATGTCGAAGTCAGCGGCCGTCACTCCTCCGATCGTGTTAATTCCCTGGTCAACGACGTAGGTCGAAAACGCCGTTGCGACTGATGACTCGTCCGCGTACCCGACCGCGAGAAACTTTCGCTTTGCGGTCGCAATGTCAGAGACGGATCCGCCGCGGCCTCCGCTAATCTCGAAGATGTAGCCCATCGTCCCCTCCCGTGGCTGGTCGCTGATTGATCTGCCGCAGCTCGTCGACGGCCGTTTGCAACAGCGGCAGCAGGTCGACCTCGGCTCCTCCCATCAGTCGGCCGATGGCCTCGGCGATCAGATCGCGATGCTTCTGCCGCGAGGCCTCGGTGAGCAGCTGCGGAATCACCTCGACGAGCCGAGACTCTGAGAGCGTCATCTCCGCCGGCAGTCGGTAGGATGCCCGATCGGCGACCGACAGCAGCGAGTGCAGCGTCGACGCGAAATCCTTCGCGGCCTGGCGGATCGCCGTCGACCGCCAGTCCCTCGGCAGGTCGGCAAACAGCTCCTCGATCGCGATGACCGAGGGAGCGATCGAGATGCGTCGATCGGGGTCTCGTTCTCGGCTCACGTCTTCAGCCTCTGCTTCTTGGAGATGGCCGTCTCGACTTTGTTGACGGCTCGACGCACCTCTTTGGTCTCTTCGACGAGCTCAGACTGACCGGCGAGTGAATAGAGCTGCCGCGAGGCATTAGCGGAGAACGTTCCCGCCTGGCCACCAGGAGCGGAGAGCAGGGGAACCGGAGCACCCGCCTTCGGCTTCTGCTCGGTCGCAGCAACTTGTTCCTTCGCCGCTCGCTCACGATCGTGCTCCTCGTTGATCGCGAGCGATTTCTTTTTCAGGTCGTCGAGTCGCTTCTGAGCGTCGGAGACTCCCCCGCCCAGGTCGCTGAAATTGTCGGCCGCATCCTGAATGGACGACGCCAGATCGTGCAACGAGGACTCGCCGGCCTGACCGGCCTCCTGCATCTGCTGCAGCTCCTCGACCGTCCCCTCCGGCAGCACGCCGATGTATTCTCCCGCCGATGCGATCAGGCGGGAGATCTTGCTCCAGATCCACTCGACCATCGACGCGATCTTTTCGATCCCCTTGCTTAGAACGCCCAAGGCCCCAACGATGAATGAGCCGAGATGCTCGACAGTCCAGGCCATCCCCTTGGTCCACGTCGATTGAATCTGCGCCCAGACCAGATCGAACGCCGCCTCGATCTCTCCGTTCGCGATCAGGTCGACCGCCAGGCCGAGCGACTCGCCGAGCTCGTCAGTCACAGTTCCCCAGACATCTGACCAGTCAACCGTGTAGGCGACCAGGCCTGCGATTCCAGCGGCGACCAGGCCGATCGGTGAGAGCAGTCCGCTCAGGACTGTGCCGACCACTCCGGCAACAGCCAGGACTCCGCCCAGGCCGGTTGCAACAGCTGAGGCCGCGACACCCAGGCCGACCAGAACTCCACCCGCAGCTGCAGCTCCGCCCGCGAGCGTGACGATCTGCACGATCAGCTGGTCATTCGCCTGGATCCACTGAATCGCGTCCGTGAGCAGTGGAGACAGCCAGGCCAGGAACTCTGACAACGAAGGAGCGAGAGCCGCTCCAATCGCGTTGGCAATCGCTCCAGACTGCTGACTGATCAGATTCAAGGAACTGCCAATTGCATCCCCGGCGGCAATGTCCTCGTCAGACATCACCACGCCCAGATCACGAGCCTCCTGTCGCATGCGTGCGATTCCGTCGGCTCCCAGATTGAGGATCGGGAGGAGCTTTGTGCCTCCGTCCTCCCAGACCGCCATTGCCGCAGCGGCCTTTCTGGTTGGATCGTCGATCCCTGCAATGCGATCAGAGAACAACGCGAACGCTTCATCAGCGGAGAGATCCCGCACGTCGGCGACTGTCAGACCGAGTTTCTGCAGTTTGACAGCTGCGTCCTGTGATCCGGATTTTGCCTCGGCGATCAGTTTGGTTTGTTTCGCGAAAGACTCACCAAGGATCCCGACATCTAGACTGGATTGCTGAGCGATGTACCCGAGCTCCTGGACTGTCTCTGTCCCGAGCTGTGTCTGCTTCGCCATCAGTGCAATCTGAGCAGACGTGTCGGCGAAGTGATTCGCAGCGAGTGCTGCGATTCCGAGAATCGGAGCCGACATCGCGAGGAGTCGCTTGCCGGCAGCCGTCGCCGTGTCGCCCATGGAGGTCAGCTGCTTTTTCAGCCGCTGAATCCCGCGTTCGGCCGAGTCGTCGAAAAACGTCTCGACGTAGGCTCTCGCTGCTTTGATCGCGTCGAGCATCGGCCCCTCCTGTTATGCCCTCTTGGCTCCCATCAGATCCGCCAGGACGTCGATCGATCCAAGATTGAATGGCTGCGGCTTATGCGGCTTCTTGCCCCAGGGGTTGAGATCCGCTGGCTTCTCAACCTTCTTCAGGTGGACCGCTCGCAGCGAGGCCGCGAGCCAGGCGAGCTCGCCCCAGCGAGTCTCGCGATTCCCCGTCCACATTAAGAGGAGCTGGCGGTAGCTGTACCCTCGGGGGTCGACTCCGAGGACTCCTCCAAGTCGCCAGAGCTGGTCGGCTGAATACGGGACTGGAGCGCCTTCCTCAGCTTCCTCGCCGCCTCGTCGATCAGCTGCGGTCGAGTCTCCTCCAGGATCTCGATCGTCTGAATCAGCACCGCTGCCTGCGTCGCTCGCTGAGCATCCAGAGTCCTGCGGATCCCCTGGCTCTGCTCGCGAGCTGTCGGAGGGAGGTACTGTGTCCACGCCTCCCAGATCGCGTCGCGGAGTCGCTCGATCGCATCACCACGCCAGCGACTGGCAAACCCTCGCTCGTCGATTCCCAGCTCCTTGATCCGCGAGGCGAACAGGATGCAGCCCACGAACACCGGAGCACCTGGCCAGCTCAGAAACCACTGCTGCACCGGCGGAGAGTGGAAGTCGTCCGCGTAGTCGTCGACGGTCTTCGGCAGCTTCAGTGACCCCGGATCGACTCGCAGCGACTTATTGATCTCCGCGACGTCCTGGAACACCAGGTCGGGGACCGTCCATTCGGTACCCACCGCATCAAGTACAGGCACGATGCCCCTCCCGCTTGGCCCTGAGAATGACTAGATCGTCGATCAGCTCTTCGTGACGATGGTCGGATTGACGGCCGACGGACCGGGAGCCAGCTCCACGTCGTGCGTCGTCGCGCCGGGATCGGGCTGATCCTCATCCCACTTTGTGACGATCGCGTTAAAGCACAGCGACTTGGTTCCTGTGGTCGCAATGTCACCCGTTGCAGCAGCGACAGCAATCTGAGTGTTTCCCAGATAGGCCGCCTCAAGGATGTCATAGGCTGAGTTTCCCGGACGTTTCGTGACCTTCCCCGTGATCGAGATGGTTCTCCCGCCGGGGAATTTGATTGAGAAGTCTCGGCCTCGTTCCTTCCGATCAGCAGTCGCTCGCGAGTCGGACTTCTTGACGTCGCTGAGGATGTTGTCAGCTCGCACAAAACCGCTGGCATGAGCGGAAAGAATCGCCGCCGAGTCGGCGTCCTCCGCGTAAGGAGTCGTCGAGATGTAGAGCCGATTGACCTGTCCGGGGATGGCTGCTGCGTCTGCCATGAGTTTCTACTCCTTGAGTATCCGGCCGATCGCCGGCAGTGTTTCCTGTTGTGCCGGCCCCATCCACGGACGAGGCGCGACGTAAATCGACTTCCCTTTGTTGAACCCCTCGGTGATGACAGTCCTGCCACCCTCTTCGAGGATCCTCGCGACGCCGCGTCCCCTGACTGCTGACGCGAGCGCAGGCCCGGTCACGACGGAGAGCTTCGTCTCGTCGACAGCGAACAGCGTCCGCCCCTTCAGCTTGTCGCCATGGATCGCCGGCGGACTATTCGGAGCACTCGATCCCTTCTTGCGTCGCAGCTTCGAGCGCGCCGCTCGTCGGGTGAACGCGCCGATCTTCCGCAGCTTTCCGATCTGGATCTGGCGGAGCTTCGGCCTGAACGACGGGTCGAACACCGCTCGCACCTGGTACCGGAGCATCACACCCTCCGGTAGACCATGTCGACCTGCGTCTGGATGATTCCCGTGTACTGCTCGCGATCGCCATCGGGGAGTGACCGCTGCAGCTGCTCGCGATTCGGACGGACTGACCAGGTGAACGATGGCTCGCGGCAGAACCAGGCGGAGTCAGTTCCATCAGAGGACCGCACGAGCACTTGATCCCACCACTCTTGCACCGCCAGATCGTCGATCGCACACAGCAGGGAGTCGACCTCCTGCTGTGAGATCGACGTGACGCGCGAATAGAACCCGACCGACACATTGACGATCGAGGACCACTCGCCAGCCCGGGCCCGCCGCTCGTGCTTCTGCCCGTCCTGCGGCCAGAGCTGCACAACGACGAGTCGATCGATCAGCTGATCGGTATGGACATCTCCGCCCCAGACTCGCCGCACGTCGGCCGTGAGATCCGAGGGAACCCACTGCACCGCCTTGAGCTGGGCAACCAGCATCTCGATCAGGTCGATGTCGTGAATCACCGCGAGCCCTCCGGCAGCTTGGTCACTCGCACCAGGTAGGCGTAGCGACGCCCGCCGTACCAGGTCCAGTGCGACCCGGCGTCAGTCCGGGAGACCTCCCAGATCTCCCCGGACTCCGCCAGCGTGATCCGATCGCCAATCTTTGGCTCGGTCGGCGAACCCGTCGGCGAGTAGTCCTCGCGACGAATCACGATCTCGGTGTCAGTCGCCGATGTCGTGACCTCGCCAGACTTGGCCGACAGGCCCGGTTGTAGGACAAGCCCGCTGACCGGCGACGATCGATAGCCCTGGCGAGAGAGAGAGAGAGTTTCTCCCGCCTCGCTGATCTGATCGTCGACGCCCTGATCGAGCTCGTCCCCGAAACTCACGCTCTACTCCTCCCCACAACTCGTCATGTCCTCTGGACCGTCCCGGTCCCGGTGACTGACTACGCCTCAGCCGTCCATGTGCCGGTGTATCCGAAGACTGACCACGAGCCGGCGACGACGCAGACCAGGTCGACGGTTTCTCCGATCGCGTCAGCGACCAGATACTTGCCCGCCGCTCCCGGGACTCCGGTCGATGGGAGCGAGATCGTCTCGGTCCCATTCGGATCGAGACGCAGCTGCTGAGCAACGCTGACGCGTGCCCGGTACCGCATCCCTGGAACGGCCGCCGGCAAGGCGAACGTGATCGCGCCGCTGGCTCCGGTGTTCGTCAGGACCGATCCTGACTGAGTCGCCAGAACGGTGTAGTCGGCCGTCTTGGTGATGACCGCACCGAGCGGAGGGAGTTCGTTCAGCGCGACGTACGCCGATGTCTGCGCGTCGATCTTGTCGATGACGAGGAGGCCCGCGTACCAGCCCGCCGCCGGAGCGTAAGGGACCAGGACATCGTTCGCGGAGTCCCACCACATCGGCTGGCCGGTCGACCCGAGAGTCGCTGACCCGCACGGCAGAATGACGATCCCGCTGGTGCGGATCGTGACGCGATCGTTCTGCGACGAAGCGAAAGGACGATCGACGTACCCGGCGCGACCGCTGGGAGCCTGGACGAACTGATTGGCGACGTATCCGCCCGAGGGAACGACCTTGGATTCCTCATCAGGTACTGAAGTCAGAATGGCTGAGGCGCTCATAGCCTGCCTTTCGTGTAAGAGTGTGTGAGCAAGAAGAGAGAGCGAGAAACCGCAGAGACGAGAGGCCCGCCCTCGTCTCTGCGTCAAATGGCCGGCCGGCCGGGGTTTATCAAGTGGCTGATCCCCAGACGACCGGTGTCAATCAGCCTGTCGACTTCACGATCGACTGATGCCGAATACAGGCACCAGCGAGGTCGTAGGAGACGTCGACGTTGATGCCCCAGCGGCCCGAGGTCAGAGGTGTCGTGCGAGTCCGCGGCACGCGTCCAGTTGCCGCCAGGTGGCGGATCAGGAACGGAGGAGCCTTCGCTGAGATGAGGAACCAGTCGTTCGCATCACCCGCCAGGTCGGCACCGGTGAGCGTGTGCTTCGTGTCCAGTTCCAGGCGAGAATCCGAGATGTACTTGATCCCGTACTTCGCATAGGGGTTAGTCTGCCCCTGCTGCGACGCCGCGATTCCATTCAGCATCTCGGACAGTACCGAACCGGCCGCTCCTTCCAGTGTGGGAGGCGTCAGCATGTGAGTCGGCGGCAGATTGAGGTAGGCCTTCGCCCCATCAGCCCCCGACTCGGTTTGCAGTCGCAGCTTGGCGATCGCCGTTCCGAGCGTCTCCAAAGCGAGAGCAGAACCCGTCTGCAGGTTGCCGTGACTCGCATGGAAGATCTCGATCCCGTCGGCCATCGTGGGATTGGCCTTGATGATCGAGAAGATCAGGCCTGGCCGAGTGGCGAACGCACGGACGCCCCAGCCCAGAGGACCAGAAATCGTCTTCATGATTTGGCCGAGCATGTCATTGATGAGCGTCTGCTCATTGATGTCGAGCTGCTCGGCGAACCGGGTGATCGTGACGACCTCGCCCTTGTCGGACAGGTAACCGTGAGCGGCCTCGCCGTTCTCCGCCAGTGGACGGAGTTCACCGCCCGGAACCTTCATCTGCACAGCCGGAGTCGGGAGGAAGTTCTGCCCGTCGTCGACTTCGCAAAACTCCTCAGTCGGATCCTCCTGCAGCCCGAAAGAGGTCGTGACGGCCGTCTTGACCGACGTGCTGATAATGTTCGACAGGCTGCCGGACGAACCGGCGGCTTCGATGACTCCCTTCTGGTGGAGCGGGTTGATCCCGTCGAGCTGCATCGCCAGTCGAGCGAAGTCGAGCGAGTTGATCCCACGCAGAGCGGAGGCCGCCTCCAGCAGCTTCTGCTTGCGCTCGCTGTTGACATCCCAGAACATGAACTCTGGCAGATCACCGGCGGCTTCGATCTGCAGGCGACGAGGCAACGCCTCCTCGACAGAGAGACCGTTGACGCCCATCAGCTGTGACATCACGAGAGCCTCGGCCGAGGCCTGGATGCCGCCTCGCGAATGGCCGGCGGGAGCGGTCGGACGAGATTCCCGCAGAGCTTCGATCTCGGTTTGCATCTCACTCCAGTCGTTCGCGATCGCGTGAGCTTCGAGCGACACCTTCTTGCCCTGGATTGAGAACGTCGGATTGCCGTAGCTCGCGCAGATCTCCTGGATCCGCGATTGCCGTTTGTTCTCGGCTGCGACGGCCTCCCGGCGACGGGTAATCATCGCTTGCGTCTCCGCGTCGAACTGAGCGGCAGTCAGCGTGCGACGTCCGCTGGTCGCAGCGACCGATCGGCGACCACTGCCAGCAGAAACGGACGCCGACTCCTCTTCCAACGCGGCAGGGTCCGCTTCCTGCTCGGAGGTCTCAGCGACTTCCTCGTCGTAGAACGCCTGCAGCTTCATCTTCTGCTCGTCGCTGAGAGCAGCCAGATCTGTGAAACCGAGCGAGGCCAGCCATTCCTCAAAAGTCATCGCGTATTCTCCTCCGGCGGCTTTGATGCTCGCCCACGCCTTGCGATCGCCACCCTTCGTCACGAAGTCAATTCTTCGTAACGTGGACCGCCGGACGATCGGCATCGGTCCTGTGATTCGTTGTCCATTGACGACGGCCGTCTGGCCTGGTGGCAGCTTCTCCAGATCGATCACGTCGAAATCGGAGTCGATCGAGAACTGCCAGGGAGCGACCGAGTTGACTGCCTTGGCCTTGCGCGCGGTCTGCAGGACCGTCTCATCGGTCCCGGAGAGAATTCCCGTGCAGGTCAGCTGCCGACGGTCGTTTTTGATCGAGGTCGTGCTGCCGACGACGAGCTGGGCATTGTGCTCGCGACAGCACATGAGCGTCTGCGATGCGATCTCGATGCCAGCCAGGTCAACCACGACGCCGTCGGGAAACTGGCGGGGATACATCACACCGCCCGTGTAGGCCGGACCGCTGAATGTGGCGACCTCGGAGTCGATCTCGACGGCTGATCCGCTGGCCGCCTGGATCCGCATGCGCTTGGACTTCTTCACGCCGAGGCCTCCGCCAGTTGGGGATCAGTTTCCGGAGCTAGGCCTGCAGCTGCGACTACAAGCCCGGCTCCCGTCTGAGGTGAGTCGTCCGGGAACATCTCAGAGATCTGCTCGGCAGTGAGAGCCGGGAACGCGGCTGCGACGACAGAACGAGCCATCGCCGGCCGCATCGAACCGGAGCTGACGTTGGTGGCCACCAACGTCAGAGCCTGCAGCTGGGCCCCGTTCATCGCCACAGGAGCACCGCCGGCCGAGGAGCTGAGGACCGTGTCGATCGTGGGAGAGGTAAACAGGCTGCGAGCGATCGTCTGGCGGAACTCCGGCACGGTGAGGCCGAGTGATTTCGCGGCGTGCTCGTCGTGCGAATCGATGTCGACACCAGCCTTCGCCAGCTCCTCCTCGCGTGAGCTGTGGCCCGTCTGCAGGTTGATCTGCCTGGCGGCCGCGAGCGTCTGAGGATCCGCATCGGGCAGCCCATCCCAGAACCAGCAATGCGGGACATCGTCGATGGTACCGATCTCAGGGATCAGCCCAGGCATCATCAATGCCTCGTCGAGCCAGGCCGCGAACGTGCGATCACACTCCTCAATCTCGATCTCGTGACGCTCAATCCGATTGCGGTTCGAGAACGTCACCTGGTCTGCCTGCGTGCTCGCGTAGTTCCACTTTGCCGACGAGCCGAGCACGATATTGAGCGGAGCGCCGAGCGGTCGGACGATCTCGCCGAGCAGGCAGTCGCGAAAACCCTCGTACGTTGTCGTCGGCTGCTCGGCTTTCATCTGCACCAGCTGCCAGCCCTTCGGCATGGCAGTGAGCATGTCGTAGTCGATCTCTTCGGAGTCGAAAGGTGCGAGGTCTTCGATCGTGTCGCCGTTCGCTGTGACAGCCGAGGCCTGCGTCTGGATCAGAGCGGCGTGCTTTGCTGCTGTGCGGGCAGCGGTGACGGTGGCGAGCGTGTACTGACGGAGCAGGTTACAGAGCGGCAGGCTCGTCGTCAGCTCGGGGATCCCGTGATGCTGACCAGGTCGCTCTCGGCGAAAGAGGTGCGTCACATGACAGCGGGGAATCTCTTTCTGCTGCTGATAGTAGAATTCGTCGGTCGACGTGTTCACGAAGTAGGAAAGCACCTCGCCAGCGGCATCGATTCGCATGCCATCGACTCGCAGATCGCCGCTGAGTGAGTAGTTCAGACTGGAGACCCGCTCGGTCTCGATGTTGCGGGTGAACAGCTGCGGGAGGCCCCAGGGGATGGTGCGGGACGTGGTACGCAAGCCGTATCCCTCGCCGTCGACGATCTTGGCCCGGACGAGGGTCCGCAGGTATTCGCCGTACCGAGCGGCCCGTGACCAGCGGGAGAAGAGGCTCTCGATCTTGCGATTGACGGTCGCTGCGTCGACGCCCTTCGGCAGCTGCTCCTGGCGGAGCTGCATCTGCAGGCGGGGACCGCGACCGATCAGGCAGTCGACGACAGTCGTGATCGCTCCCTTGAGGAAGCTATTCGCTTCGAGGCATTCGTACCTCGATCGCGATCGCAACGTCTGGCGGACTCCGGGACTGTTGGCCTGGTCGGCCGAGAGCGTGTCGGCATTGATCCAGGCTCCTTCCATCAGCCCGGAGTGCATCGCCGCGTCGTAGGACGCTTCGAGCGATCCGCGACGCCGGTATCCTGGCCAGCCGACTTGCCGCAGGAAGCTGCGAGGCGAGGGAGCAATCATGGTCCGCCCCCGGGCCCGCGGTGACGAAACCGCTTACGACGGATCCCCATGTTCGGCTGTTGAGCGGCTTCGCTGGCCTGCTGTGCCTCGCTGACCTGCTGCAGCTCGGTCAGTGCCCGCCTCGTTGTCGAGTTTCCGCCGATAGAGGTGGAGGCTGGCTTTGCCAGTTCCTCGCGGATTTTGTCGTTCAGGTCATCGCTGAGATCGGACATGCGTCGGAGTGTGATCGCGTCCCTCGCAGACGCCAGTCTTTTCTGACCTGGCTGACCTCATTTTCGGCGGGAAGGCTAGATATAGACTGCTGGTCGGTACCGTTTTAAGTCGGCCCGCGCAAACCAGCTCGACCCGGTGAGGTTTACGGACCGCTTGATAAACCTTCGGCGATCGCGATGGTTTGCGCTCGAGATGATAAACCTCGTCGGCCCGGGTGGTTTTAGTTCAGCTCGTAAACCGATCGAGGCCTCGGTGTTTTAAGTCGGCCCGCGCAAACCAGCTCGACCCGGTGAGGTTTACGGACCGC